TTATCCGGCTGCCTTCTCTATCTTCTCCCTAAACAATCTCAATTGGTCTACAGTCGGATAAAACGTAGGATTCTCCCAGTTCCTCGAAATCACCGCTATCATCGAATCAAGGTACTTTCCGCAATCGAGAATCTTTGCGCATTTGTTCAGCTGAAATTCCCCGGTCGGGTATCTCTTATTATTGAGCGTTTCTTTAGCCCAGGTTAGTAACTCATTTATTGAGTCGTAGTCGTATTTCTTTTCTTCTGCCATATAATATTAGTTTTCGGCAAAGGTATAAAAAATCCCCGACTACATAGCCAGGGACAAACACAAAGATACAACCTTCGCTATCACAGCGACAGGCACAAGCCAATCCAAAACCTTTTCTAAGCGTTCCACAACATAACCATGAGCAGGCGACAGAAATCGTGATGATACCTGTCGTCCGCTTGCTCTAGCAATATGTCGAGGTTAGTCCTCATAATTCATTGCGGTCATGTACTCCCAAATCTTACCAGCCGGTGCATCTTCATCTGCGAAGTAGAACCGGTAAGCAGCTTTTAGAAGCATTGCTTCGTCCAATACTACGCACATGTCGGCATAAAACGAGTTGAAAGCAACGTATTTGTCCCATGGCGTCGTCCCGGACGGGAACGGCATGGATTTAGTCGCCTCCATGATTTGATCTATACTCCAATGTGCTCCGGTTTTCTTTTCGCCGGATGCGCTGGTGTATCTGATCTTCTCTACGTCAACTTCGGCGAAATGTTTGTCGTAGTGGGGACCATAGAGGGCTTCATGTTGCTCCCTGATAAAGGACATATAAAGTTCCGGATGTTCTTCCCTTACAATACAAAGGATTTCATCCACACTCTCCACGCTTTTCCACATGGCCTTATCGGAGGTTACACCGTCCGCCTTGGCTTTCTTCATCATATCTATATACTTCATAATTCTATTTTTTTAGTATTAATGTTCTTTTCCTTCTTTACGGACTTTCCCGGTGATAACCTTAGCACCGGTACGGGTTCGTTAAGCGGGAAAGGTGGCGGAAATAGTCAGTGGAGTAGCCAGGCTTACGCCATAGGCACGATTGCAGCATTTTACATTTTCCGGTGTCACCTGTGTAACAAGCGGAGTCAAAGAGATGGTAGGGACAGCACCGGCAGCACCAATGAATGCAACCTTGAACTGTTCAACCCATTGTTTGGTAACAGAACGGCAGGAACCTTTCGGAGTGTAGGCTACAAGAACGGCAGCGTTTATTGTCACGATAGTTTGAGTATTTACCGTCTGTTGCTCTGCAACGGTAAAATTAACAATGCCGGTAGGCTGTACACCATTGTCAGCGCAAAACGCCTGGCATAAGTTTTCCACTACGTTAGTCAGATATTGCTGGCTGGTAGCAGCGATTGCAATTGGAGTTAATTGAATCATAATAATAAAGATTTATATGTTATTTTTCGTCCGCATCTTCACCTTGCGGAGTAGGTTCTTCTGTCAACACGCTATAAGATGAAGTTGCCTCTTTAATAGGAAGATTGTATTTGAGAAGGGTTTTCAACTCTTCCAAGTCCTCCGGCTCAAATTCAACCTTTCCTTCAAATAGGGACAAACCTCCGTTTTTTATAGCATCATCCACCACGTTATGGGCAAGTTGCGGGATGGAGTCATCCGGGATACCGCTTATATATTTGGCGAGAAAAGGTTCTACGAGAGAGGACGAAACACCATCAAGAACAGGAGATATCTCCTTTGCCATGCTCCACATCGGGCTTACCCATCCGGTAGATTTTATCTTCGATTCGATGCTGGAAAGAAAAGGCAACCGGCTCAAATTATTACCTAGCAACTCCTGGATAGCGGGCTGCGCCCATTTATTGAGCACAGCCGCCAGTTTTTGTGCGTTGGAATACATAACGCTTACCCGTTACAGCAACATCCGGTATCACACACCTTTCTTTGAGGAACAACAAGCTCACTCAACGCAGCCAGTTCTGCAATCTGTTGTTTCATACAGCTAATCGTAGCGGTATTTACACCATTGTAAACTGCCTGATTCATGTTGATTCCATTTTGCTCATCCTTGTTTCTGTTTATGATAGTCAGAAGACGATCATAAACATCAGCAAGTTTCTGATCCGTGTAGGTGTTAGACTTAAGCAACGCAATTTCAGAATCTTTCGCTGCAAGCTTATCCATCATACCGGCTTCATAGCGGCTGACAGGTCTGTCTTCCGAAGTAATTACTTCTACCGGGCCTGCGTAACCTGCATTACGTCCGTTTCCGCAACCACCAAAGAGACTTCCTGCATTAAGCCCAAGGAAAGACGCAATACCAGCGGAAGCACCCACTGTGTTATAATTACCTTGTCCCTGTCCGGTGACGCTGTATTCCTCACCACTCATTCCTTTAATTTTCATAACTTATAAGTATTTATACACGGTCAACGTTAACCGTGTAACAAAGGACAGGAAAAGTGCGTTGCTCCTAAACTATTCCGTTGCTACATCGTTGCTAATATGTTGCAAGTTCGTTGCTACGCTCCATTTCTTGATCTTGTATTGGAAGTTGTTCCGGATCTTGTTTACTGACTGACGGGTTAATTTCGTAACGGAAGATATTTGGGTATCGGTGAGCTTTTGTGCTAGTAAATGTATGAGGATATATCTTGCATCCACAGCTTCCTCGGAGTTGCTATGGATCATATCGATCTCCTCTACTCCCGTCTCTTTTGACACGGCTACGACCAGCTCTTTATATAAATCTATATTTTTCATGTTGTCAAACATATATAGTTGAAAAACAAAACATCGCAAAATCTGTTGATAAAGCTACGAAAGCCCCTTAACAGTCCCTGCGATGTTAGCCCGTGTATGATTTGGTCGTCGAAACGGGTGTGGGGCTTTCTTCTATCCCGCCCCTGGATTATTTGTTAACGATTACCGGCCTTCTACTTTACCGGATAAACTTAGTGCTTAGTATTAATTAATGTATCATTTTATCCTCCTTTCTTTATGAACCTTTTTCCATTGGAAATTGTTATATAGGCGAAACTTAAACTTTTCATACCGGAAACGGTCTGTGAAGATAGTGCCGGTATTACCATATAAATAAGTTATAACTAACCCCAGCTCCTACGTACCAACCACCCGGATAACTATATCCTGCTTGTAAACCTAATCCCCAGCGTTTCTTCTTCTGTAAAGGCGGGAAAGTAATAATTTTATTATCCCTGTATATTTCCATAGAATCAAGGTTGGGATTATACCCACTGACTACCGCCCGGTAATCATCGGTCTTATACTCCTTACTTGTAATCGGTATTAGTACCGGAATCGAATCGCCTTCTACGGTTCTATCGGTGGTAGTATCTATCAGGATCGGTAAATATACCGTATCGGTACGTTTTAGAGCTTCCTTTACCGGTTTGGGTATTGTGTCTCTTATTGTGTCTCGGATACGTACAGTATCTCCCTTAATGTACACCATTGACGGATCGTGCGGATTACACTGCATCCACACGATCACGCCAATCAACAGGCAGACTAGCATCCAAGGAAGGGTTTTCATAGAATACTATCACTTGAAGACCACTCCGAACTTGCCAGCAAAGTATTCAATTCTTCGCCTTCGTAGACAGGATAAGGATAAGACACAATCGGTGTCTCTCCATCCTCTGAAAGAGTCATAATCATTTTACTTGCAAATATTTCAGCATAATGTTCGGCTTTCATCAAAGCCTTTTTACCATTCAAGCTTATACGAGGCACTAAATTTCTTTTATCCAGCTCCTCTTGTGGAACTTCCTCCAAATCGGAATATGGAAAAACGATGTACTGTAACGTTGACATAAGTTATTTTATAAATGTTATTTTGTTAATAATCTCGTTCAAATTCGCTGTGGGGAATGTAATGTATTTCATAAACAATTATATATTTAACAATAAAGCTTTATCGTATGATAAACCTAAAACAACAGCTCCTTCATAAGAAGCACTTTTTATTAATATTCCATTTTCTGCACCGATTTTATAATATGATCCAGGAGAAAAGCTTGTCGAACTTATCAGAATACCCCCTAGAGATTTATTATATTCGTATGTTTTACAAGAAAAAACGCCTTTATATGCTACTCTTCCAAATTCCCCCTTCGGAGTATCATCTATCAAGACACCTACAACTTTATCACCATCTTTAGCTTTTTTAAATGTATTTCCAATGATTGATACTATCATACCTCCGTCAGCATAATCACCATCATTTCTTATAAATTTAACGCAGTCAAACTGTGGATAATAATATTCTCCCGAATATACCATATCACAAATTAAACCGTATGCAGACAATTGTTCATTTATGAGAGACAATATAGAATCATTAGAATTTTCTGTTAAATCTGTATCGAAAATTACTTCTATGGGACTATCATTTAGAATTATCTTTAATGATTTAGAATTCAATGAACAATCTCCCAAAATCTTACCCATTCCTGTTATTCCAACATCACGAGTTCCAATCAAATAGCCATGATAGGAATATAAGTCATCCTTATAAATATAGCCATTTAGATAATATCCTCCAAAATCTGTAATTGTCGGATTATCACGAACAATAATATCAGAAATTAAATCATAAGCTGTAGAAGTTGTATCTAGTCTTATTTGAGAAGAATTCCCTGTAGAACATTTTACCCGAAGAACCTTACTTTGTGCATTTTGAGATGAATATACCGCTAATGGCCTTCCGCTATATTTAACATCAGGAAATGAGAAAGGATACATATAATCTCCATACGGCAAGACTGAATATTCCATATTAAGATCTTGCAACACATTACAATGATTGAAAATAATAGAATCAGATACATTATAATAAGTATCATATTTAACAAATCGAAATCCATAGGGATTTGAAAAAATACAATTTTCAAAAACAATTGTTGCCGGATTTATAATTTTGAGATATTGTCTTGGATACCCACCGTGAAGCCCAAAAAGCACCGTATTAGTTCTATTTCCTAGAGCTACAATTTTGCATTGAAAAAAATTACTAATCACATTAGCCCTGTATCCACAGCCAATGACAGTGTCTCCATTTAAAGAATGCCCCTGATTTAATCCTGTATATTCAAATGAAAAATTGCAATTCTCAAACTGTACAAACGAATCTGTGTTTTCAGAAAAATTTTCCATGTGCAAACAGTATCTAGTATTTTTCCCTATAAATGCGATATTCTTGCACTCAAAATATTCTGCATTATTAAAAATAACATGATAATTAGCACCATAATATTTACCATTTCCATTAGACCAGTCTGGGAATTGAGTATTTTCATCAAAATAGACTTCTATAGAAGTGTCTTTATTATTTCCACCGTCTAAAGTCACATAGTCTTTACCATATACATTAGTTATCCATGAGTTTTCTGAATCTTTCTCATTTATAAATTTTGTATGATATGTAGTATCAGTAAATATAAAATGACCCTCAATATCAAGAATATATCTGTTGTAGTACGAATTGTCAGTTATGGAATCCAATGCCTCTTTTATGGCATTCAGTCCTGTAAAATCAGCTTTTGCATTATCCTTCCTATTAATCTTTATATGAGTATAAGTTATCTGATTGGAAAGCTTTTGCAGAGAATTTTTATACATAGTTTTGGTAACAACATTACCTGTTAATGAAGCAGAGCTAATACCTATCGACGTAACTCCCTCTGGAACTATATAAGAACCTTGGTTTATATACCCACTCCCATTTTGCTGATCTTGGATAGAATCGTCTTTAGAATAAGTAGAATTTTTAAATGCTGCAATCACAGCCGCAAAAGTTGAATTTGAACTTTTTAGAGAATAATTTATTATATCTCCTGCCTTAACATCTATTAATTCAGAGTGATATTGATATTCACTATTTACAATTCCCGTAGTATATAGATAATATCCAGGAGATAAAGTCTTATTTGTTAAAATATCTTCCTGATATTCAATATCTTCAAACACTCCTAACTCATTTATTTTATCAGATAAAATATTATTATTTTCATCAATTGCAGTAGCTAAAGTACCCCACGACTGTTCTTTATCTTTTGCTATATCAAATATCTTTTCCATAATATCATTCGTTTTTAATTAATGTTTCATTTGAAATTAAAGTTGAGTTGCTTAACATTGTCAAGTAACTGGAGATAACAAGGTTTATCTTTTGGGGGGATTTGACTATCTTTCCCGTAATCTCGTAAACGCCATTGTCACCGGATATGGATATATCACTGATAGCATTGCACGATACCTCCATTAGTTTATCAGAAGTATTTAGCAACGTTACAGTGATGGTAACCATGCTATCTACAGAGATATATTCTCCGGGATTAACAGAATAGGAAATTGAAGAATAAGGTAGATTACTCTTCACTATCGGTCTGAACTCCACCATATCCGGATACAGCGTACCCAGCTTGTGCTTCTTTAGCTGACGCTCTATCAAGAACTTGGACATACTATAAGGGAAGGACATGAGAGAGTAGATAGCTCCGTTGAAGAAACGAGAATCATTATCTCTAACTACTCCTAACCATAAGGAATCACCATCTACGCCTGAACCGATAGTCATATCAAACCCCTGCATCTTATACTTGGATTGATAATAAATCTTTTTGCTTAAATCGTTAAAGATTGCACTATTAGCATTTCCAAATGTATACGCATTCATGTGTTCTCCAGTACTACCGATTAAATTCATAAGGAATGCTCCTTGCCCTACTGTGTAAGACTTAGATAAAATAGCCGGAGTTCCTTTGTCTTCAATATATCCTATTTTCAATCTTTCATAATCAGCAACAACAGTATAATCTTTGTAAATCGGCATCCCTGTCACCTTACCAAAGTCATTTACTCCGTCAAGGCGGAGAGCGCCATCATCGTCGATACCGCTTTCTTTATTCCAAGCAATATTGTTCAACTGTATATCCCTACCATTACCTGAAAAGTCAATCAGCTTATCGCCAAACTCTGCGTGGTTCTCGTTGGTGATTCCCTGCTTGATGGTATTACACAGTATATCAGGGTTAAGAGTTCTATCCAAGTTGAAGTAGGCGATTACTTGGTTGATTTGGTCGGTGGTCAGCACCTTGTTGGCGATGATTGTCCAGTACCAAGCGACTTGACTTGCTTCGGTTAATTCACTAATTCTTCCTACAACACTGAATTTAGCATCAAATATTGTTTGTAAACTATTAGTTGACTTAACATAATAATCTGCTTCATCTCCTAATATGTTTTTTATATCAGATTTAGTATTATTAATTAATGACGCACTATAACCGTATATCCCAGTTTTACCGTAATTATAAACATCGCTTCTAACGTGTTCTCTGGAATTACTATTTTCTATATAATTAGTAGTTGCTATGGTATATGTAGAATTTAAATCTATCTGATGAATCATACTAACAACAGTAACCTCATCAGTAATCCCCATCTCCTGTACGGTCTTGGTGGAAGTAATCAGGTCGTTGATTCCGTCGGTGACGAAAGCGCCTTCAAAAGAGGGGATTTGCTCTATTCTTATATTATTCCAATCATAACTACTTTCTACTGTAAATCCTACACTAGCACGATTATTATTAATCTTAGATTCTGGTAAATGATAAATACCATCTTTTGGTATAGTATATACAATAGGCAAATTAGCTGTTTCATCTGAAATATAAAAGTATAAGATTTTTCCTCCTTTTGGAATACCTGAAACTTTTATATTCATTTCATTTATCTTACTTTCACTAGAGTGCTTATATATAAACCAAGTAGAATTAAAATTTCCATTAGTAGTAATTACGTTATCAGTAACTTTTATATTTGGATATATTCTCCAACTAGTAAAATCTTCTTTATACTCCCCAAACCCGCTATTCAATTTGAATGCTGCGTTGCTAATCACAAACGGATTGTCAGGGTCCACCAAGTTCTTGACAACAGCCCTGTCCGGATCGTCGTTGTTCTTACCGTAGCAGATGCAGACGGCTTTCAGGGATGCTAAGACTTCCGGGTCGATGTAGGGACGGTCGGACGAAGCACGAGAAGGCTTACCAATTCGGTTCAATCCGATCCGGTTAAGCCCTATTGTGTTTAATGAGACTCTATTAAGCATCATTCAGCCTCCGTTAGGATTCCACTTGTTATTTCTGTATAGCTTTCGATACGAATTACCTTCGGATAAACCAAGGCGTCAAAATCGTAATCAAACACTTTGCCGGAATCACTTTGGATATATCCCGGAAGAAATACAGGGTCAAAACCTCGGCTTTCGGCTGTCCGTTCATCCATTGATTCAGTTTTGCTACCGGTCTTCTGATATATTCTGATTTCTGATCCAGAAACACGGTCTAAATGAATATTGAAATTGCTGTTAACAACGACTTCTGACGCATAAAGACTCTGATTCGTTATTTGGGTAAATTGTAAATCTGCCATGATTGTTCCTCCTATTGATTATAATTTTAAAACCTGTTTTTTCACGTTGCAGCTATCATAGCTAACATGAACCCATGAGAAGTTCTTCTCATCTATCAGCTGTGTAAAAGGCAGTCCAAGCTCCTGTACGAGATTGAATAGCCTTTTGTTTTCCGATTTTGTATTCGGAGTGCCAACTATATCGGCCGCCATTCCTTTCATGTGTTCGCTGGTCTTACTTCCTCTTACAGCCTTGTTTAATGCTTCGCAACGGTATCCGCTCGTTACAGTAATAGGTTTGCCATAGGCTTCCCGGAGAGGATCAAGAACATTGTCTATTAATCCATTTACATTGCATATCAATGCTTTCGGCAGGCGGTTGTCGATACCACGCCTATCTGCCGTTTCGCTCTTTACCATTTCGGCCACTGTGAAATACTTTCCCATATATCTTTCCTCCTATAATATCAATGTTAATACTCCCAACGCCAGACCTACGCAATCACAGATGATGTCTTTAATTGAGAACTCTGTTTTCTTGCAGTACTTGTCGTACACTTCCTTTAGGACGAAGATCACGACGGTTATAATGATTGCTAACCACAGTGGCGTATATTTCGATAGCCATATTACCAGGTTCTGGCAGACTATAATGTGAGCCATGCCGTCTATGCCGATCTTGGATAGAAGCTTGCTGGCTAAGGCGCTGATTTTATTTATCATACTACTAGTTTTAAATCTTTCAAAGTTTCATTAATCCTATGAATGCCTGCATCGTAATACTCTTTATCAATTTCAAAACCAATAAACTTTCGATTGGTATTGATACAAGCCACAGCAGTAGAACAACTTCCAGAGAACGGATCTAATACGACATCACCTAGTTGCGTGACTAATGCTAATAGCCGTTCAATCAACCTAACCGGCTTCTGGGTAGGGTGTATTGCGGAGTAATGATCTCGTGCACATTTTATAATCGACTTTTCATTTAATCCAAATTCCATTGATTGCATAACATTGCAACATCTATCACCAGTTTTACGTTTATCCGAGTTTATTCCAAATTTTGTAAACGTTTCGCAGTCTGTTCTATCTACCCTAATAATTGTTTTCTCATTCATGCCTTGTTCAAACATACGCATGACAGATACACATCTATCTTCCTTAGTAATATCAGATGATATTGATATGTTGTTTGCTTCCCAGCTATCAGAAGTATCCCGACAGTTGTTCTCTAAAAATTTTTTAACAGATTCCATTGATTTAGATTGAGTAAATACCGAACGCAACCTCTTGATGTCCTGTATTACACTTGCTATGTCGTACTGTTTCATCTCAAGATACGGAACTTTGCATTTATTAATAGTAGCTTTAGGCATTGAATTAATAGATATGGTTTCATGTACCCTAGATAATCGCATTAATGGTGAAGTGCAATAACCTTTATCCCAGATAATTTCCTCTTTAAATTTAAGTCCTAAATCTGATAGAATGGTATTCCAGCGATAAAATGACGTACCGCGACCGAACAGAACGATAAATCCCGTAGGCTTTAACACCCGTTTAAATTCTGTGAATAAAGCGTGCTCATCAAACGGACGATCTAATTTCTGCCCCTTCAAATAGAGATAGGGTGGGTCGGTTAAAATGCAGTCTATACTTGCATCAGGAATGCGTTTTATACCCTCAAGACAATCCTCGTTATATATTTTATTTATTTGATTCATGTATTTCCTCTTTTTCGATTATATCCTTCACATCTTCCTTATCAACCTTAAACACCTTCTTACCAAACACACCCAAAGCCCCGATAAGATTGATGTTAATCCCCTTTGGCTTCAGTATATTCCCAACTATCGAGCATCCCTCTATGAAGCATACCAATAAGCAGGAATACACATCTATAGGATATTCATTGTGGCTTGCTACGCTAATCATGCAGACCATGCAGACGAAAGCAAAGTAAGTGACCATCTTTCCCATAGTGGCACGGATCGCACGTGAGAATCTTACCTTTTCACCCATTAGTATACTTTTCCTTACTCCGAATAGGAGATCACAGAGGATTACAGCACATGAGACAATCAGCCATGGAATCATATTTTGCAATGATTCGGCAACAAATGCAGTGGCTATTGCGGCAAATCCTCCGGTTGTGGTATGTACTATTGCTTCTTTCATAAGATACAAGTTAGATAAACGGTTAACAACGAAACTACCTCTATCCAGAACATAGGCTTTCTCTTTATGAAGTCAGAGATGAAATTGCCGGTCCAGTGCTCACTCATGGAGATAACCATGTAAGCGATGAATCCAGCCCATAGTAAAAGCCAATACCAAGAATTGCAACCTACCCATATCTGGGAGAAGATCAAAGACATGGCAGCGCCGATACAGTGAGGAACTTTTTGTTCTGTTCGAAAATTAGGAGATACCCCCAATACAATCATCCCGACAACCGAAAGGAATACAAGAAACTGGCTGTTTTCCGTACTTGCTTCAAATGCTGCCGGAAGAAGCAATGCACCGGAGCCGATCATGCACAAACCGAACCAAAACTTATGCGTCAGGGCATAGTAGGTGTCACTGATAGAGTAAGGAATTTCCTCCATCTTTTTAATCATTGCAAAGACGTAGCCGGCAATGAGGATGAACGACATTAATACTAGTAGAATCATAGCTTTATCTGTTTATAGTTTATAATACAAAATTGAGTTTCTCCGGATAACCGGTTTTATAATTATAGTAATTAACCTCTTCTTTGCTAAGCAAATTTTTCACGGCTGCAATATGAGCCTGTGTAGTATTGTAGCAATCAAGAGCGTATAATTCTAATTGGTCAAGCATATTTAAAGCGTCATTTACGGGAATTACATACTTCTCCGCATTGTACCACAAAGTAGTATATACCCGGCCCGCTTCTTTTTCTATGTTTATTGAGTTGACTAATCCTACACGGGTGTCTTTATCCAGCCATATTTGTTTTCCGTCCAGCGTCAAGGAGTTTACAGCATCCGACTTGTCGTAAGCGTTGATCTCTGCGATCTTTATCTCTTTCAATTCATCAATGGTGTACTCATGCTCAACCAATACCGGGTAACCGCTTTCGTTCTCCTTGATTTCTTTTCCGGATGATTGACCGTCAAGCAATTCCTGCCAGTACTCCACCGATATTTCTACTGCTCCTTCTTGTGGTTTATCATAGAAACCATTTTTCCAATATATTTTTCCCATAATATTACCTCCTTATTTCCATCTACCAATTGCAAACCATGTAAAATTCCAGCTAGTCCAAACAATAGCCGGAGTTGAATTTATTCCACGGGTGAGAACTCTACAATATGATGTATATTTACCATTAAGGTCATACCCCGGAGCATATATAAAAGATTCACCTGTATTATTTATTGCTCCAGTGAAATAAATGTTATAATCAGTATTATAGAAACTGGTAGGAAAATACAGATTAATTGCCCCCCCGGTTGCTCCGACTCTTGTCCCCCACTGTATCAAAAGCCCATTATTGAACTTGGCATAACCGTTTGCTCCCAAAGAAACCTCTATAGCGTTGGAAAGGTCGGCTTTAGCATATTGAGACAGATCAATATCTTTTAATTTAGACTTCTCATCGTCAGTCATAAACTTTTTATTGTATTCTTCTGTAATGTCTCCAGCAACATGCGTATGTTCGATTAAAGCAAACAGATCATTACCAACAGGAAATACATTCCATGTTGAAGACGGAATAGAAGGTTCACATCTAAAAATACACAAATGACGGTTTTGACCAAACGCTAAAAAAGAGCATTCAGTATTATCATCTGCTATTTGAATATTTAATGCTCCTAAATTATAAAAAGCACCTTTTTCATCTATAACGTATACGATCTTTCCTACTTTCCAAGCATTAGTAATTGCGGCTATTTCTATTAACTGATCGTTAGTGACAATAGATCCGTCTTCTATTTCTCCAAAAGATAAAGAAGACTTATATACAGATAATTCTTCCATCAATTTTCCCTGATCCTGCCAATCTCCGTCGTAATAAGCATAATAACTATATGGCTTTTCTCCTACAGCGTACAAACCCTTTTGTGTAGGACCATCAGGAAAAGCCAATTTTAATTCTTCTAAAGTGTTATAATGCCCCAAAATCTCAAAAGATTGATTCCCGAAAGATTTAACCATATCAACCATCAGACCGCCAACACGCAACGCCGTATTCGCTCCGTCCTCTTTTTCATCTCTGATTTGCTTTGCCCTATCTAATAATCCTTCTGCTTCCATATCATTCTCCAATTATTCGATAAACCGTTCTATTTGCCTTCAATTTCCCTCCACCATTATATAGAGGGAAGTCATTTTTGCAATCATTCAAATACTGTACACACTCTTTTAAATATCTGTCCGCAATACTGAATGTATCATTGTAAGCCATAACTTTCTCTTTTATGTCCGGACGGGATGAATATTCAGATTCTTTATTTACAAATCCAAAACGAGTAACATTGCCATCTCCATTTTTTACGATACGGGCATAAGTATAATAAGCAAGTGCTGTTTTAAGACCAACAAAGGACTGTCTGACGCCGCACTCGCTATCATATTCCCCACCATTAAGAAGAATATTATATTTTTCAGGATGTTCCTTTACTTCAAGAAATAATGCATCTCCTAATGCACTCTTGATGTCAATATTTTCAGATTCACGAATATATGTCTCAATTTTAGAATCATCCAAATGAATAGACATATCACGGGAAAGTTTAGATACCTCCTCTGCTGTTATTAGATACTGCTGCATTTCTCACATATTTAAGAGGTTCAACACTGTAATCATTTGAAGGATTAGCCACTTCATACCAACCGTCAAAAATCTTTTGAAAAGCCCGTTCAATCATGCGTTGTTGTTTAGAAACAATAGAATTATAGTATTCAAAAGCATCTTCCAAAATATCACCAGAAAAACCGACTTTACCAATACGGATGCAGTACCAAGGTTCTTGACCATACGCAGAATATATTCTTTCTACTACACTCGCATCCGTAACGGAAAACTCTTTATCGTAATTCTTTGATGACAGATCGACAAACTCCGGTTTTTCTTCATCAGAGCTAATTTCAACTTCAAGCATCTTTAATGAGTTAGTGTCTCCCTGTAACTTTCCTAGCATATCAGAAAAACCGTCATTATCATTTAAACCTGATGAATCCTCTCCGGCAATACTTTGTCCTTTTTTGGTTATAACAATACCGGCTGATAGAAAATTACAACGAACATTTCTAAACTTCACGTTAGCTAAGCCTTCGTCTGTACTCATTTCTGTTACAACTCTATCGGCACGTGAACGAGGGTAAACATTTTTTCCGCCTCCGGACAACCATAGAATCTGTCCTTTATAATACTCAATACCGCCAGCAGCTTCTATTTGAGCTAAAACCACCTCTTTTCGAGGATTGAACACATCTATAAAATCAATATTTTCTTTTTTTACTTGAAGAGGTTTACCGGCACGTGTCTTTTTGCCGCTCCAATCCGGATGAACTGCTATCTTTGCAACATACCCGTTAGAATCTTCTTCCAAAAGCCTGCAATTTTCAAAAGGGACATAATTCAATTCACATATTTCTCCAAATATGTTATAATTAACATGTAATGACATTCCGTCAAAATCTCCTACGTCAGGGCATACAAGAGCGTGAATATCATCTACGGTATCTCCTTTTCTATTTACGACATATTCAGAAAAACGAATGTCTTTAAATCCGTTACCTTCGATAAAATTGGCATATCGCTCTGCACATTCGCTTCCGGTAGAGCTTGCAGCAATGATATTGCGGAGAGTTTGAGGGTAAAGGTTGTCATCTCCAAACCCTTGTATTCCAAACTGACGCAAGTAAGATACATCTACTCGGTTACTGCTTTTCTTTTTAAGGTCCTTTACCCTCATAATGGATTATTTTTCTTCTGTTTTCTCTGACTTTTCAATATTCTCCTCTTTCTTTTCCTGCTGTTTATCCAGCTTTTCAGCGTCTTTTCTTTTTGCAATTATGTCTTTCGCCTTTGAAAGATGATTGTTCAATTGTTTTTCGGTGATTTTTCGTCCACCAAGCTCATAATTTGTAAGTTCGGCCAGCAATGAATCTTCTGAAACTCCACTATCAAATGCTTCAACAATAATTGCTATAAGTTCATCGCTAATAGATTCTCGTTTCAGTACACGTTTTCTTACTTTATTCTCCCAATCTGCAGGATAGCCTGCAAAAAACATGATACCTTTTGGATTATCCGACAAATAGTTTTCTGCAAATTCATCGGTAATGTTCTCATTGGTATACATTTCCCCACTTCCAAACTCTTTTTGTAGGACAACACCATTTTTCAATATGTAATTTGATTTTTCCTTCATTTTACCTGTTTTTTTTAGATGTATATACATTTCAATCACAGCATCATGGTAACAGTCATTACAAGATGTTTTAACGAAATTCCTCCCGAAAACGTCTCTGTACATTAATTCAATGTCAAGTTTGTCGGAAGAAGAGAGAACATCACGTTCTCTCAATTCTTCCAACTTACCAACCACTTTTAATAATTCCATGATTTACCCTCCTACAACAGATGTAAGAGCATCTACAGCCGCTTTAGTTGTTTCATAACTTGTTTTATACAAGAATAAAGCGGATTTAGGAACTTTCGTTTCCGTAAGGCTGATAGACCAACCACCATCTGTGTCTTCTGAATACTTATCATTGCTTATTTCTGCAGCTTTTAGGCCTTGATAATAGCCATATACTTGGAATGCAGAATCTCCCGGATTAGTTTCCTTTTGCAAGCCCTTGGATTTATTTTCCAGAACAACGACAAACTCCCCATTTGCTAATCCGTCAATAATATCACCACATACATCAGGGTCATTAGCCAAAACGACCATATTAACGGTGTTAGTAAATGTATTACGATATGTCCCTGTAGCCAACGCTACATTTGTCCCTGTAAAAGGAGTACCGCCATAAACCACAACTTTATATGCTTTCTTGCCGGATTTCATCGCCAACGTTTCAATCACATTCTTTCGAGTTGAATTGAAAGTGGTTGCGGAAAAATCAACATCAGATCGATTAGCAATAACGCCTTCCTGTTCTATTCCCGGAACAATAGGATCATCGCACGACGGTGCGATGTCCTTTTTGATTAAATTGTCACAAACTCCTGACATAAAATCTCCTTTCTTAATAAGCAAGTTGGAACAAATTATCCTCTCCAATCAAACAGCCAAGGCGACCAGCTGAATAAGCCTTGGTTACTCTTTCATCCTGATTGAACCAAATTTCCAAATCAGAAATAATTTGATTTGCGGGAGAACCAACAAACAGCTGCTTTGGAGAACCATAAATCGCACGGTGAGGAAGATTCAGCTTAGTTCCATTGTTCTGGTATTTTTGAATAAAGCGATCCCAAATAGAAACCCTATATACCATAACTCCATTGTACTCTGTTACATCCAAACCTTTAAAGATTTGTTCCCATGTCAGAATCTCTTTGTATTCACGTTTCAAATCTTTGGTAAGGGCATCGCCTAAAGACTTAGTACAATAAATAGCAGCACCTTCCATTGCAGCAATACGAGGATCAGCGTTTTCAAGCAATGAATCAAAGATTCCGATTGCAACATTGGCCGTTTTAATTCCGCTCAACTGTGCTGCAGTAGAAGTTTCGCTGTTGGCTGCAATATTCACTCTTTGACCTGTATTGGCTGCACCGATGGCAAATAATTGTTTCCAGAAACCATTGCACGGTTTGAACAGTTCAACATCTACCCCATCTGTGATTTGTCCTGTTGACACGTTTTGAGCTTCTTTGTCGCCAAACCAAATAAAACGCCAGAACATGCGCTTAATTGCAAGGTCAAGAGCCGGATAAATGATAACATCCATAATCTCCGTGCTTGTCAAATCACCAATATCTGTACCGGTCTTTAGCGCATATTCAGCAATAGTGTTCATGAAGTCCTCATAACACCATTTCAAAGGAACTGACCATTGTCCAATATCCCATGTCTTTTCCGCTGCCTGTACAGTAACATCTTTATAAGTAGGATTACAGGGAGCACCAGCCCAGCCTACATCTTCCATTTCTCCGGTCCATCCAAGTTTTTGCCCGTTCTGTACATTTTGAACAAACGTAAAGAACTGCTCCAAGGATTCATCAACAAAGTTCGTCAACACTAATAGATCACGCAAGCTTTTTACCGCTCCGTTATCCTTCGTCAAGTTTTTTACTGAATCTAAAATATTCATACCTTATACCTTTTTTGAGTATCTCTTTTTATTTTTATCTCTCGCTTCTTCTAACTTTCGTTCCACCAAGCTCACCGGTTTTGTTTCTTCATCTTTCTTTGTCTGTGGAGTATACGACCGACCTGCAGGCACATAAGAACCAGTGGCCTTTTTTAACCAAGCTTCTCCGCCTGCTTTTTCTACAGCCGCAATGATACGAGCATCGGTTTCACTCTTTGCACTTGATTTTAGAGAAGCGTTCTCTGCTTCTAGTTCTGCAATACGGTCTTTCAAGGCTTGTGTATCTTCTTCGTTGGAAGAAGGATCCTTAATCTCCGTAATAACTCCATCAACCACGATAACCGTGCGTCCGTCTTCTAATACAAATTCACCATCAGGAGAAGCCGGATCACCAACCTGAATTTCTCCTTCCTCACGTTCTACAGTCAACTCATCACCGGTTGATGTAGTAATTACCATTCCGACAGCTTCAGGAGTTTCCTTTACTACCCCCAAAGCAACACCAAGCATGTGAAATGCCTGTGCAACTGTCACTTTCTTTTCTTCTTTTGCCATACTTTCAATATTAAGATTACTATTAAGCTCTGGTTTGGATGCAGATGCAGAAGCAGCCGGAACAATAGAAGACACAAATCCCAGCTCAATAGCTTTCTCTGCATCAAACCAGCTATCTGTTGCCATCTGCGCCTCTAATACTTCTCTTGATTGTCCTGTGCGATCTACATAGAGATTAAGCATCTTTTCTTTTTCTGCTTCCAGATCGCTTTTCAATTCTTCCAATTTAGCCAAGGTTATATCCCCAATTCTTGCACCGGACGGGTAATAAGGAGAATGAATCAACAGCTCGGCATGTTGATATGCGCTTCTTCGTTCAAGTGGTGCCGCAAGTAAAATTACTGTAGCCATAGATGCAGCATTTCCTACAACCTTACATGATATTTCCTTTCCAGAAGCACGTAAAGCATCATAAATAGCATAAGCTTCTGTGCAGTCTCCACCACAAGAATGAAGCTCAATATCTATTCTATTATCATCGTTGGGAATCCAGTCTATAAAGCCCTGTATATCAGGGAAAGAAATTGAATCGTTACCTGTTAGCCAATATTTTACCTTATCAGCATCAGCAGCAATGTCTTTGTTGATGTATAATTTAGCCATATATCTGTAATTGTTTGTAACAAAGTTACTAAACCAGATACGGCTATAAGAATGTAGGACTAAAATTGCACTGAAGTAATCGTTTCAGTAAAAAAGAGGGTGAGCAACGCCCACCCTTAAACTATAAATCAACGTTAGAGGAAAGCTTCTCAATAACGTTGTAAACCATCCTTTCCGATATATTATATTGATCGGAAAGATATTGCATTATGTAAGTCTTTTTATGCCCTTCTTTAATCATCAGAGAGTATTCCTTATATAAATCCAGATATTTAATATCGGACACATTCAAGGATTTATCGCACATAGCTTTTAAGGCTAACGCATTCATTGATAATAATTCGTATGCTGTCATAGGCTACCTAAATTTTCAAGTACTTCAACTCGTTTTCCAACTGTGTTTATTTCAGTTACAGATACTACAGGATTAGGCATCATCTGGACTCCTTTTGCAACTGCCCTAGCAAGCATATCCTCTCCCATGGTCTGATTACTTGATGCGGTAATGTTTATCGGAACACCGCCCCCCATTTGGTTAAATGAGGAAAGGATCGGAGCGAATAACTCCGTAGTTCTTGCTGTCATTACCGATTCTCCGTTACTTAGTTGTGCCGGTATACTATCACTCGTTCCGGTACCCGGCCCAGTAACTAAACCACCGGTTGCAAACTTGGCGGACTTTACGGTTTTAATAGCAGTTGCAATATTGGCAAGGATAGTAGCGACAGTTGTTGCAATAGCTGCAATATTACCTGGAAAAGGCACTGATTGCGCCTGCGCAACACCTGCAGCAATTGCCTTTCCTGTATTTACTGCTATTTCACCCAAAGCCAATATCTTAGAGAATTTAGCCAGCCCTTCATTACTTTCTCCTAATTGTTCAGTCAGAGATATAAGCCCTCCAGTAATTTGGGCAACTGCATCATATTTGGCCTGCTCTATAGCAATCTCCTTATCTGTTAATTCTTGCTTTGCATCAATGTATGCATTTTCAGCCTCTAATTTACGCAGATTAAATGCCTCGATACTTTCACCTTCCATTTGTTGGATAGCGTCTAATTCAGCTTTTCTTTGCTCAACTTTAACACGGAGAATTTCTTCTTCATTTCCATGCAATTCTGCTATTTCTGTTTCAAAACGAAGCCTTATTGCCTCCTGCTCTTGTTTAGCAATATTAGCGTTTCGAGTATTAACCAACTCTTCCAACTGCTTATCATATTTTGCACGTATGGCAATTTTCATCTGCTCGGTAAGTTCCGTATTTGAAAGCTCCAACTCTTGCTGCGCCAGAAGTTGATTCATTTTTAATTGATATTCCTGTTCGCTCCCCTCCTTTACAGATTCTAATTGTAAAGAGATAAGTTTTTGGCGGTTTTCAATTTCCTTGGTTATCTGTTCATATGCCAACTTCTGCAGTTCTATTTCACGTTCTTTCTCTTTAGCCTTAATTGTGGTAAGTATGGCGTCTCTAGCTTTAGCAGTAAGATTTTGCTCCTCTTTAAGTTTCTTCTTTAAATCCTCAATCTCACGGGAATATGAGAGATTTATTTGATGACGCTGCTTATCTGCTCCATCTTTGACCAAAGTCAACATAGCATCTTCTGCTTGTCGAATGGCTTCTATCTCTTTATCTTTTTGCTCTTTTACAATACGGGCATATTCTTCTGCTTGTTTTTTTGCTTCTTCAGCCCTAGCTTTATCTTCTGCTGCAATTTCTGATTTTATAGTATTGGTCTGCTCCAATAATTCCATTGTTTTAGCATAGTACTCTTTCTCTGCATTAAATTTGGCAGCTTCCAATTTAGCCAATTTGTCATTCGTTTCGGCATCGTTTTCAGCCCATTCAGAACGTTTCTTCAATAATTCATATTCTCTTGTCGCCAATTCAACATTTCTTTTCGATTGCTCTTCTTCCAATTTATTAGCCTGTTCCACGAATTTCAGTCGTTCCTCTGCTGTGAATTTTTCTTTATCCTTGGCCTGCTGTCTCAACTTAGCAACTTCTAATTGGTCTTTAGCGTTCTGTACTTCATCCTTTCTGGATTGTTGCCTTATGGCAATTTCTTCTTTCGCTAACTCTATAGCCTCTCTATTCGCATCATTATACTGCTTATACAATTTCCCCAATACCGGCAATTTTTCAAGTTGGGTATAAATCCAGTCATTCAGTTTTGCACCAGCTTCTACTACAGATAAGATTGCTCCTGCAACAAACTGAATAACGCTTAGAAGTCCATCCAAAGCCCTTTTTAATGGAGCGATGATAATACTCCATCTATTAGATGCTTCCTCACTTGAATTAATAGCCTTTGCGACCGCCATAACAGCTAGAGCTATAGCAGATAGGATTGCTATAATAGGATTAGCCAACAAAACGAGTAATTGCTTAGAAAAAGCCTTAACTGCTACTGTTCCCGCATTAAATGCTCCTTTCAATCCTCCGGCTCCTTCTTGCATTTGTATTAGTTGCCCTATAAAGGGAACATTGGAAGATACCGCATTTTTGATAGCCTCTTCATAACTTCCAACACTTCTATAAAATCTTTGTGTTTCTTCTTCAGCTCCTTTTATAGAATCTGTAATATTGTTTATACTATTCTTTAATTCTTGACCTTTGGCGGCATTTCTTTCCGCTTCCGAAAGACTATCATACTCGGCTGTGAGGTTAGATAGTTGAGCACGAAGTTGTTTCAGGCTTCCTTCTTGTTCCTGCTCAATCTTTCGGTTATTCTGTATCTCTTTATTGAGTACACGAATAGCCTCTATGTATTCTTGTGATGCAATTTTGGTTTCAGTCAGCTTTATATTATAAGCATCACGACTGATTCTTCCTTTCTTTACATCTTCCGTTAATGTTTTCTCAACCTGCTTTAAAACATCAAGTTGCTTCCGATATTCTGCAATCTTCCGGATCGCATCATCATATCGGACTTTTATCTCTAATACTTTTTCTACTGCATCTTCTGCCATAGTATTACAATTTTAAAAGTTTACACTCGCATATATCGTTTTCTTTGGTCTTTATCTCTATGATAGCCAGATAACAACCATATTGAGCCAAATAAACCGGTATATCCATCTCTAAGTCCCGTAACTCGATACTGTTAAGACGGATATACTCGGTTACTACCTTTGCATTATTGATTAGTCCTTTGTACGTCTGATAGTTATTTGCAATTAAGGTAGTCCATTCTAGCCCCTTGAATATTCCCTTCGTGCCATCAAGCAATAATATCCGGGGATTTGTTTTGTTATACTCCAACTCTCCTTCCTCGTTATAAGAATAAAGAGGAATATAAGCAACGCCTCCTTTTGTACTGCAGGCGGAGAAAGGCAAAGTGATGGCATCACGTTCGTACTCAATCGTGGCATCATCAACCTGGATATTTCCGTCATAGTTTCCCATGACATTATCATCTTCTTTATACCGGAACCAGTTGTTTTGAGCAATGTTATCAAGGGTGTACTGTAAGTTTCTTGGCGTTACGCTATTATAAGCCATTATCACACGATTCGTCCAGTCTACAGCTTTAGATTTGTTTGCAGACAGATTATCAAAGGGAATAAACTTGATCCCGTTCTCGCCATCCGGTAAAGCAAACAAACCAACCATTGAGGCAACGGCTTTGATGAAGTCTATTTGCTTGATGTCCGGAAGATTGGGAACTAAGGGGAATTTCTCACCAAAAGATATTTCATTACGATCATACACCGTTAAAGACAATACGCTACTACTTGCTCCTGTAGCAATGGCTTTTATAGTAAAATGCATAAATTCGTCAGATTCAATAGATACTAGATCGTCAAAATTGAAAAGTAATCTAACGTTAGGAGCCTCAATATATGCAGCATAGTTTTTTCTTTCTATAGTAGATACGCTAGATATATTACCAGAAGAATCAGACTGTGACACTCTCAAATTCAAATACTGGTTATTTACATCCATCCCAGAATTGTATTGAACCAACATTTCAATAGTTCCTTTAACTTTCAATGTGATAGGATATTTGGTATACAATCTATCTCCATAAGGACCACCAACACTTGCATACTGTTGGGTACTATCTCCTATATAGTTTAACTTTAGATAAGAAAAAGTGCTTTCTACTATCACATATCCAACCATTTGCAAAGAAGATGGGAAAGCATCGTTTATCTTTTGTGAATCATTCCTCGTTAGAAGAGGAACAATCATTTTATCTATAAAAGTCTTTTTATCAGAAGGGAAATTAAACGTTACTCCGCTTTCTTCTTGAATCTTTTCTAGGATCCATTTGACAGTAATTACCGGATGATACCACACATTTGAATCACCGGAATTAAATCCGTAATTAATCAAGGGAAATTGCG